GAAATAAGATGGCTGTAATGGCAACAAACCCAACAATGTTGACAGGGCTATCTGGTAATATTTCAATTCCTAGATTAACCCAGACAGCGACTGGATATTGGGTAGGAGAAGGGTCTGCTCCTAGCGAATCACAACAGGCATTCGATCAGGTTAACATGACTCCAAAGACCGTAGCAGCATATGTAGATTACTCAAGACGCTTGTTATTGCAGTCATCTATAGATATTGAATCCATGATTAGGGGGGATTTGGCAAAAGTTATTGCTACTAAGTTAGATCATACTGCTATTTATGGCACAGGTTCTTCAAACCAACCTTTAGGAATTAAGGATACAACTGGCGTTGGAACTCAAACAATTACAACATTTGGTACATTCGCTGAGTACATAGGAATGGAAACAGATGTTGCAGCAGCTAACGCTGACGTAGATAATATGTTCTACCTAATTAACGCATCTGCAAGAGGTGCTTTGAAGTCAACAGAAAAGGCTACAAACACAGGTCAGTTCGTATTTGAAGACGGTGAAATTAACGGCTATAAAGCTATTGTTTCAAATCAACTTGCTAATAATGACGTATTATTCGGAGACTTCTCTCAGTTCGTTATTGGTATGTGGTCTGGATTAGACTTAACTGTTGATCCTTATGTTGGTGCAACAAGTGGTAATGTCAGAGTTATAGCACTTCAAGATGTTGACTTTGGTGTTAAACAAGCAGGTGCGTTCTGCTTTGGAACTTAATACTATATGAAAGTTTCACTTACTAGAGACGTAATGATTGCTGGCACTCCTACGAGTGCTGGCACTATTATTGACGTTGAAAAACATATCGGCGATATGCTTATTGGAATTGGCAAAGCTGAAACTGTGGTTGAAGCTTGTGAAGCACCAATAGCAGAACCAGTTGTTAAAAAACCAGAAGCAGTTACTGATTTGTCTAGTATGACAAAAGCGGAGCTAGAAGTTTATGGTAGATCAATTGGTTTAGAGCTTGATAAAAGACTAAACAAAACAACGCTTATCTCACAAATTGAGGAAGCTACAACAAAAGAGGTAACTTAAAATGTCTGTTATTCAACAGAACTTAGATAAACTTACTGTCACTGCTGGAGTAGCAACTGGTGCTAAAACAGCAACAGCAACAAGTTCAGCAATCGACTTACTAGAATTTGATGGTGACATTCTTTTAGTACTTGACAGTGCTGCTGGTACTGGTTCAAGTCCTACTTTAGATATTAAACTTACAAATTCAGATGCTAGTAGCGGTACTTATACCGATTTATCTGGGGCAACTTTTACACAAGTAACAGGTTCTGCTTCAATGCAGACACTTGTTATCAATAAAGATAGCTCTGAAAGATATATTAAAATTGTACAAACTATTGGAGGTTCAACTCCTTCATTTACTTTTAGCATCAATTTAATTGGTGTTAAAAAATATAGCTAAAATATTTAGCCCTCCATGAGGGCTTTTTTATTATGTTAATAAAAGATGATCCAAATATTTATTTCTCAGATTTTGGACAAGATGTTTATTTTCAAGACAAAGTAAAAAAAGGCATACTTAATATGCCTGATGAAATTTTGGCTGGAGATATGATTATTAGCAGTGATTATGTATTACACGTTATTACTAATGATTTTAAAGATGTAAACTTAGGAGATTTTTTATTAATAGATTTAAATAATGAAAAAATTAATTTTGAAGTTAGATCAAAACGTATGGAAGATGATGGTTTAATTTCATTAATAACATTAAGTAAAACATGACAACAATAAGAGAATCAATATTAGCAAATTTAACAACACAACTTGCCGGAACTGTTGGTGTTGGCACTCGTATTTATAGAAGTCGTGTTACACCAGTTAGCAGAGAAGAGGGTACTGTATTAATAGTTGAGCCAATTAGTGATAGTTGTCAAACTAACAGAAATAAATTTCAGTGGACATTAAATATAAGAATAAGCGTAATTACTAGAGGTTCTGCAACACAAACAGCAGATCAAGTTGCTGATCCTACTGTAAAATCTGTCCATGACAAAATTGTTAGTGATATAACTATTGGTGGCAAAGCTATTGATATAACACCAAGAAATGTCTCTTTCGACTTAATTGATGGTGACCAGCCCAGCGGAGTGGTATCCTTGGATTATATTATTATATATCAGACATTAACTACTGATTTATCTACTTAAAATCACGCTATTATGAAAGATAAGTATGAAGGTCAAGGGGGAGATTTCCTTGTTGACCCTAAAACTGGGGAGAGAAAGCTGATTAGGCAAACTCAACCTGCCCAACCAACTGATTCTTTACCAAAAGAGGACACTAAAGATGCCAAAGAAGACTAGATTAAGAGCTTTATTAGCTAAAGATGAAAGTAGTTATGGTTCTGATCCTACTGCTACAGGCTCTGCCAACGCTATTTTATGTACTGAATTAAGTATTGAACCTATACAGTCAGACGAGGTTACAAGAGATTTAGTGCGTAGTTATATTGGGAATTATGACACTCTTTTGGCAAACACAAGAGCACAAGTCACAATAACTGTAGAAATGGCTGGAAGTGGGGCAGCTACAAAAGATGTTCCACCTCAATATGCACCTTTATTAAAATCTTGTGGATTAAGTCAAACTATATCAAGCAATACAAATGTTACATACCTTCCAGTCAGTTCAAGTTTTGCAAGTTGTACTATTGTTTATAACGCTGATGGGATACAGCATAAATTAACGGGGTGCAGAGGAACATTTAGTATTAATTGCGAAGTTGGCTCAATTCCGACAATAACCTTTGTTATGACTGGATTGTATAATGCTCCAACAGATACAACTATGCCAACTTGTACATTCCAAAATCAGGCTGACCCCTTAGTTTTTAAAGATGGTAATACAAGTGCCTTCCAGTTTCAAAGTTATGCGGGAGCTTTAAATACATTTTCATTCGACATGAATAATGAAATTGTTTACAGGGAGTTAGTGGGAGGAACTAAAGAGGTCGTTATAAATAACCGCACACCCTCTGGAAGTGTACAAATTGAAAACCCTCCGTTAGCAACAAAAAACTATTTCACAAATGCAACATCTAATGTTAGTGGGAATAACACATTTCTACACGGAACAGCAAATGGAAATAAGTTTTCATTGTTAATGTCAAAAGCAAATATCACTGCTCCAGCATACTCATCTGTTGATGATATAGATATGTTAGATTTAGCTTATACAGCAGTTCCAACAAGTGGAAATGATGAAATTTCAATTGTATATGCTTAATTAAGTTATTTACTTTTAGGCTATAAGGGTTAGAATGTGCGTTACATAGTCTAATCCTTTTTTTATGGCTTTAATTATTAATAAGGTAAAAACCTTTAAGTGGACTGTTGATTATGAGTATCCAGTAGATGATGATTTTGTGGAAGTTAAATTTAAAGCAATATTTAAACGTATGCCACAAAAATTTATTATGGCAATGGCAAAAAAAGCAACTCCCAAACATGATAAGGCTGGAAATGAATTGCCATCGGATTTTGACCCTGCAGAACTATGTGAAAAGGTTGTTGTCGGTTGGGAGGATGTTTTTATGTTGAATAGTGATGGTCAAGAAGAAGAAGTACCTTTTAATAAGGAAAATTTAAATAATTTATTGGAAATTCCTTTTTTAAGTGCGTATTTAGCAAAGTCATTTTATGAAGGTCAAACAGGCAAAAAATTAAAAAACTACGAGGGGCAGTCGACTATCTCTTAAATGGGGGTGTTGAGGATAAATCACATGAAGATGCTGCTGTTTTAGGTATTAAAGGGCTGCCCACAAAAAGAGTTGAAAAAGATTTTGAAGTTTGGGAAGAACATTGGGATTCAGTAATGTTATTTTGTAAAATGACTACACAATGGAGAACAACTATGGGGGGTGTAATAGGTTTTGATTATAATGTTTTACAAATGCTGTTCGACTTGTATGATATAAGTAATAAAAAAGAAATTTTTGAGGATATACAAGTCATGGAACAGGAAGCAATGATACATATGAATAAAGAGAGGAAAAGCAAATAATGGCTTTGAATCTTGATACAACTTTTAAACTTAAAGCAAAAGTTGAAGGAGCAAAAAGTGTTGACAGTTTTAAAAAACAATTAACAGGATTAGACCGAAGTTCAAAAATGAGCAAAGCCCAACTGGGCAAAATGAATATAGAAATTAATAGAATGGCTAGGGCTGCTGGTAATACTACAAAAGGTTTAAGAGAACATATAAGAGCATTAACTTTATTAAGAGACAGGACGGATATTGGTGGTAAGGCTTATAAAAGATTAGGTAATCAAATTGATAGATTAAAAGGTAAATTAAAAGGTTTAGACGGTCAAGCAGCCTCTACTGGTCAAAAATTAGCAGGTCTTGTTGCTACCCTTGGAATGGGAAGAATGATACGGGGGGTAATAGGTACGGCTAGTAATTATCAAGCTGAAGTTACAAAAGCTGCTGCTATTGAGGGTGGTGGTAACAATGCTCAAATCACTCAAGCTGTAAACGCAACGGCACAAGTCGCTGCTGGTACTCCTACAGAGGTAGCAGAGTTAGCAACCAGCCTTGCCAGAGCAGGTTTTGATGCTAATGAAATTAGTAACTCTCTTAATGGAATTGTTACGGGGGCTGAAGCAACGTCTACAAGTTTTGCTGATATGGGTTCAATAGTTTCAAATAATTTAAGAGCTTTCGGTTTAGAAACAGAAAACACATCTAAGTTAGTAGACATTTTAGTTGCTGGAGCAAATAGTTCAAACCAGCAAATAGGAGATTTAGGGGAGACTTTAAAATATACTGCTCCAAATGCTCGCTTATTTAATTTAACTGTCAATGATACAGTAGCTCTTACTGCTTTATTAGCTAACAACGGTATCAAAGGAAGTGATGCTGGTACAGCTTTAAGAAAATCATTATCACAATTACAAAAAGCAGCAGCAGGGGCTAACGGCGAATTATTAGGTTTAACAAGGGGAAATGAAAAATTAACAAAAGCATTTAGCACATTAGGTGCAGATATTTTAGATGTAAACGGTAATTTAAAACCAATGGACGAGGTAATAAAAACATTAAGAGATAAACTTCAAGGGTTTAGCTCAGGTCAAAAAGCAGAAATATCTGAAGCGTTATTTGGAAAAGAACAGGGTCCTAAAATGTTAGCTCTATTAAACCAAACTGACGAATCTATTGATAAAGTTTTCAAAACTATTAGAGAAAGTGGAGGTATGAGTGAAGCAACAAGAAAAAACATGGATAGTTTTGCTTTAACTACAAAAGTTCTTGGAGGTAACTTTGAAGTATTAACTAATCAAATCGGTGGTGCATTTATTAGTGTTTTAGACCCACTTGCAAAACTGTTGAACCAATTTTTAACAGATATATCCAAACTACCACAACCAATAAAAGATTTCGGGGCTGGAATGGCTGCTGCTGGGCTGGCTGCACTTGCTTTAAA